TTTCATACGTGCCGGCACCAGTGTTTGCATAGACCTGAGCGTTGTAGATCACCCTGCGGTACTGGTCGTCTGCCATACGAAGTACAGCCACCTCTGCCTTTTCCATGTCATTCGTGGTTGCATTGATAAGGGCATCCAGCTTCCGGTCATTCAGTCGGAAGAACTCTGCCGTAGCACCTTTTGTTGCTTTCTTTGCTGGAAAACCTTTTTTGATAGCGTCCAGGATCTGCAGTTCCTGATGCATGTTTCCTTCGGTTCTTGCCACCCGAATCAGAGCCTCGATCTTGTCATTGATATCCTGGAACTGTCCGCCGAACTTCTTCCGGTTGGCTCTCCGGTACTGTTCCAGAGCTTTTAACTGTTCTGCCTGCCACATGCTCCACTGCTTATTCTCCGTCACTTCTTCGACCTTGTGCCGTTTCATGTTTCGGATCATGGATGCGATCAGTTCATCTTCGATTGCCTCAAAAGCCGCTCCGATATCATACGCATCATTTATCTTTGCCATTTACATGCACCTTGAATCCCTGCTGCTTAAACTGCCTTTTCAGTTCTTTCAACTGTGTGGCACTGCTGCATTTATCATTTCTCAGTTCCGCATAATCGCCTTTTTCCAAAGCATACACGCCAAAAGGTACCTGTTCCTTTGCAATTTTAAGCAGTCCCTGGTACTCCTTCCGGCTCATCTGGTACATCCTGTTTGCTACTTTTACCTTCATCGTTCTCGCCGCCTTCCTGATTTACGCTGAAATCACCAGCATCCAGATTAACTCCCGGCTCTTCCATCTCCTGAATACCCTGTTCTGCTTTCAGTCTGGTGATTTCTTCCTGTTTGCAATGTTCATCCAGGCTGTCACCATACAGCTCTTCTACACAGCGTTCAATGCTCATGATTCCGCCCTGTTTTGCCTTTGCCACAGTCTCAACCTGGCTTTCAAAAGATGGGTTTGCATATTCCCCAAATGGAATATTGACCTTCACATCTTCCGGCATCTGTCCTTCCAGAATGTTCATTGCATGGATGCAGGAAGCAACTACATCCGGCAGTGTCGTCTGCAATGCTTCTACAATGCTGTTCCGTGTATACAGCGTTGTTTTTTCTTTTTCCCGCTGTGCTTCTGCATTATCCAGTTTTTTCGTGTCAATGCCTAAGGTAGAAGGACTGATCACGCCCTGCAAACACAGATCCAGTGCCGTGATATAGGATGCAAGATAACTTTCATGCGGGATCACCGGCTGATCGGTATTGATCGTATTTTTCTGTCCTTCGCTCATATCGCCAGTTGCAGCATAATAGCGATTGTCAAATGGATTCGGCCGGATCAGTACGCCTGTCTCCGGATCATGCGGGACTAAGCATTCCGGAATGTACGTTTTTGCCCTGCCTGCTCGCAGTGCATCCATCCACTGGGACCAGACCTCATCGAGCGAATCGAAGCTGTCCAGCTTACCATCAAAGATACTGCCGCCCCTTCCCTCATACTTGGCTGATTCGTAGATCATCAGCGGCACTGCCAGCATCACGCTCTCGTCAAATGCAAAGTCTTTCAGGTTTTCTGTGGCTTTCAGTGCAGAAACCTCAAGCATCTGATTACCGGAATACAGCTCGTTGACGATATAACCATATCCATAGCGTTCATTCAGCACATATGTCCGTCCTTTATCTTTATATGGTGTTTTGAATACGATTTCACGAATCCTGTCACGATGCCGGATAATTTCCACCCGGTCACCCGGATACCATTCAAGAATCGGATAAGGACTGACCTGCGTATCAACCGTCACCTTGAACGCTCCATCTCCGATGTATAGAGCCTCTTTCAGTGCACTTTCTATTTTGTGCTGAAAATCGTTGTCCTTTGCGATTTCCTCCCACATCCCCTGCTGCTTCGGACTTTCAAACTCAAAATCGTTCATATCCGGCAGCACAACCGATGTCAGAGTTCGCACAATCAGTCCAGGCAGACCGGTGTGGATCTTCCGCATCTCAAGCCCAGGACTGCTCTTGCTTGCCCAGAATTTATATTTGTCCGCATACTCGCGATTCTGCTGGTAGAACTGCTCCAGTTCGTTGCCATCACCACGATACCAAATGCGGTTACGGATCGCATGCCCCTCAAAATCCAGCATCTCATTGATCTGGAAATTATAGGGGTTTGCCGGAAGTACATTCAGCCAGCTCCGCAGCGTCCGCTTTATGTTTTCGTTTAACTGTTCCATCCATTTCACCTGTTCTGTTCCTCCTTAAACCCGATCATGTTCCGGTACGGAATCCATCCATACTGCTGTGCGTTGATCGTGTGGTCGTTTCTGTCTTCCGGGATATCCTTTTCTTCGTTCCAGGAATACCGCTCCAGTTCTGAGATATGTTCTGTACAAGTATCCACAACCAGATAACATCCTTGCTGGATCCATCCAAGCTGTAAGCGGATACGGTCCAAGATCTCCACTTTCTTGTACGATTCAATAAAATTGTAGAGACATCCATGCAGACGCTTGTACTTGCGAAGCTCAGTGATCGTAGCCGCATCCGCACAGTCAATAAACGTCTCTTTTGCAAATCCCCATTCTTTACGACACTTTTCCAGGAAATCAATGAATCTTACCGCCGTGTCAGACGGTGCCAGCGGTTCGGACAGATCTTTGTTACTGTATACCTTTTCCGCCAGCGTGATCAGCTTTCTGTCTTCTGTGATTCCCTGGAACAGCATGGCGATCGTATCCGGAGATTTTGAGGAATACGATGTGTCCAGACCACAGGTAAACTTTTTGAATTTCAGTTTTCCTGCTACCATCTGCTGTTTTGCCCATTCTGCCGTGACCACATGCTGTTTCCGGCTGAAATTTGGGAATACCAGACCAGTTGCTTTTCCCCTGAGTCCCTGGATCTTATTCTTCCA